AATGTGGATTATTTCGGTTATCAACTCGCCGTACACAAATATTATTTGAGTTTAATGGCTAAGGGGATCCAGAACCGACAAGTGAAACTTACCGACCTAAAGAAATATTATGGACTTAAAGGTAGAACAGCTGCTGATTGCTTACCTCAATTGATCCAGTTAATGGATTCATATCAGAGAGCACTTAAGGGTTATGGTGATGAGAGTGTAAGTGAGGTAATGGATATGAACAGTAGGGTAAGTTAGGTGGACGGGGTAAAGCCCCGTTCCTATATTCATGTTATAAAATTAAAATATATAAAACAAAAACACGAACTCGATTTCAGTATTCCACTCATTGCAATTATTATCTTAATCGCTGTATTAGCCTCAAGTTGTACCAGATCAATAACCGTCCAACAGGCAGCAGCGGGTAAAGCTAGATGCGGTATGCATCTTAGATAGTGTAGGGCGAAATTAAACACGTATATTCATTACACAATTAAAATATAATATATGAAAATCATTACAAAACCAACTACACCAACATTTAAAATAGGTGATCGAGTTAAATTTCATACTAGTACTAATGAACGAGGAATGAGTATGTATTCAGGAACTGAATACGGTATAGTAGAAAAAATGAATAAGGTAACTGCAGTTGTAAAAACTAAAAACAATACCTATCAACTCAATATAACTGAAATGATAGCATATGAAGATCCATTTAATGGGTGGTCATAATAATTCATCGTATATTCAATCAAATAAAAATTATAATATGAACAACAATTACATTATCAGTTACAAAACAGCAGACAATGAATTCGGAATGATTAGCGTTACAGGTGAAGACCATGTTGATGCTGAAGCATCATTCTATGTGATCGCAGATGATAACAGCTGGGCGATCGATGAAGTGATAGCTGTGAATGCGGTGATGGAATTCACAGATGACGTGTATGAAATGGAGGATCACGATAATTGGTTAGACCAATATGTTAAGATGCATTATTAAAAAAAACCGTAGATGTCGGGTCGTTATCGATCGATAGCGATCCGATAGCGGTTTGATAGCGAATTGCTCCCATGCTAATTGCGGTCCATCGACGGGGCGCTGTTGGCGTAAAAAAAAGTATATGTATTCTCAACTCGCAAACAATCTTTACACATCGACAATATATACAAATATACTATGAAAAATCTACTAACAATCATCGCATTATTGCTACTTAGCAGTTGTTATTACACATTACCTAGATACTCTACCGATTCTATATACAATGACGGCAGAATTAATGATATTCGTTATAATTTTCGCCCATATTATTTTGAATATCATCTTATTCATTCCAGACCATGGCGACCTCATTATTATTACCATCCACAATATATTGAGCCTAAAGAACAACAACCTAGAATATATAACTTCCCATCAAATCCTAAACCACAACCTCAACCCAAACCACAACAACACCAACCAATTCAAGCGCCAATACGCAGATTTGCTCCAAAGCGTGATAATTAAGTTCCATTTAACCCATTTTGGACAACTTTGCAATATTTCAAAGATCTCTTTTAAACAATTTTCTTATGTCGACCAAGTATATATCACCATCAATAAACCTTTTATGAATAAAAAATACATTGAGAATAGTATCCTACTAACAAAAGAAGACATCGCTAACCATATATTAAAACAACGTATGGAACAAGCTAAGCGCTATGGTCTAACGTTGGAAGAGTTTATGCAAGCCGTTATTGAGGGGAAGACTGTTGTTCAATCTTCTCCGCCAACAGGCAGTTTGTAAAATCCCTACCTAAATCCTCAATTACTCGTTGTGCTGTCACCGAATCAACTCTAAACATTTCCCTATTATCAGCAACTCTATATTTACCCAGATATTCATGCACTCGTTGCTCAAGTATATGTGAAGCATAACATTTTAGCGACCAAACAGGTACCCACGGCGTTGGAACGCCCGTTGCTCTATTAATATCACACGCACGTTTTACTGGAGTATCAGTAGTCATTCCTATCTTTACCATACCCGGCATTGATTTATTTACTAACACATACACATATTCAGTGGCTCTAACACCACCACTTGCATCCATTACGGGTTCTTTTAAATATACAACATCTTCCCAACCTTCTTTAAACCCTGGGTCAGTAGTAGGAATAAAAGCAAAATGGGTAGCTAAACTATATTCACCAGGCTCTAATCGAATATAAAATTGCATATCTTCAATCGATACGCGTGTAAAATTCTTTTTCATGTTAATAAAATATAAGTTATTTATTTGGACAGTCAAAACAAATCAAATAAATTTAAAATAAAAATAGGTTATGAAAAAGTTTATTAGTACTTTAATAATGATTATTGGGCATTTATTTTTTGTTGCAATACATTATTTTTCAATTAAGATTAACGGTATGGATTGGTTTCAATTTTTTTCGTTTGCTATTATTCACGGTTTGTGGTATGATTTCTACTGTGGTTACCTAAAAAAGCGTATATACGGATTGAAGTAATGGATGAAGTGGTTATGATGCTATATATGGGATTATTTTCTGTACATATTTATTATAAACACAATGGCTACATTTAAAATAAAGCTTGAGGATAAAGCTGCTTTTGAGAGTCGTCTTAAAGCACAAAACGTTGCTTTAGAGACATATCAAATTAAAGATAATAGACTTAAAGATTATTTTGAAGTAGATATTGTTGATCCTAAACAATTAGAAATAACTAAAGCAATTTTAAAACAGTCTCCAAAAATAAACACAATTAAAGAAATGAAAAAACTTACTAAAAGCGAATTAAAAGAAATGGTTCGCCAAGAATTACAAACAGTATTAGCTGAAAAGAAGAAAATGAAGGGAGAAAATAAAAAAGAGAAATTAGATGAAGGAACAGGTGCTGAAATAGCTGCTAAACAATTGATGGGTGCTATTGCAAGTGGAGATCCATTTGCAATTGGTGTTGCAACAGTGCTTGCAGTAGCGGGTGGTGTTTTAACTATCCCTGCAGCTATCAATAAAATTAAAGGTTATTATGGAGCATTAAAACAAGAAAAAGAGGAAGAAAAAGCAGCTGCTTTAAAGAAATTAGCGAGTGAAGAAGGTATTGATCTTGGTGGTACACCTAAGGCTTAATAAGTTTATTTAAATATAAAAATAGGGCGTCTTAAAAAAAAGATGCCCTTTTTCTTTGGAAGTATAAGATTTCTTCCGTAACTTTGTACTACAGGGATTAGGAAATAAGAAGATAAGAGAATGAGAGAACGTAGAGAGGTTGAGAAACGGGAGATAGCATATATTTATATATAAACATATATTATGAAATACAAACAAAACGTTGCTGAAAAATTAACACAATTAGAAGCAATAGCAAACAGAATTCAATTTCAAGTAAATAGAAATGCTGATCAAGATGATACTTTAGAATCTATTAACGATTTAAAAGAACAAATTGAAAAATTACAAGAAATGATTTCTTTAGAACAAGACGATTTCGCTCAACAATTTAGAGGATAATTATGATGTGGATTTGGTTAATAGTAATTCATTTAATTGAAATTATAGGAATAGGAATATTTTTTCTTATTAGACGCAATAATATATTAGAAAAAGCAGTTATTGATCAACAACAATATATTGATGCCATTAGTATAATAATTGATGATTCTACTGTTCGTTTAAGAGAATTAGACACTATGGGTGCTTTTGAAACAGATGATGAAGTAGGTACTTTCTTTAAAAATTTAAGAGAAATACAAACTACAATTAGCCAATTCAATAATAGAAAATAATTTGGTTATGTGATTTTTCTTCCATATATTGGGATTAAAAATAAGAAATCACAATGTCATATTACGATAATTACGGCGCTGATATATTTGCCGATGATAAAATATCTTTAACTAAACGAGGTCAACCACGCAAACGTAAACCTAAAGAACCTCGTATTTATTTTACTCAAGACACTGAGGATGCTATAGTAGAGTATCTTATTACTACTGATATGGCTGAACGTAATCGTATTTATAACGACCGTATTGAATATGGCTTTTATAAATTGGCTGAAAATATTATCCATACGTTTAAATTCTACTATACGGATACAGATACGATAGAAGAACTCAAACACGAAGTTATTACATTTCTTCTTGAAAAACTTCACTTATATAACCCAGAAAAAGGTAAAGCATTTTCTTATTTTGGTACTATTGCTAAACGTTATTTAATCGTTTATAACGAAAACAACTACAAGAAACTTCAAGAAAAGGCTGATGTAGATGAAACTGATGATGATCAGATGCAATTATATGAGAATGATAAAAATATAGAAAATATATTTAATGAAAATTCATTTATGGATCAGTATATTAAATATATTGATACTCATATATACAAATTATTTCCTAAAAAACAAGACGCTCAAACTGCAGATGCAATTGTTGAATTATTTCGTAAACGTGAAACATTAGAGATATTTAATAAAAAAGCACTATACATTTATATTCGTGAAATAACAGACGTCTCAACTCCTCAAATTACTAAAATAATTAAAAAACTTAAGATAATATACGCTCAGTTATATAATGAATATTATCAACATGGTTATGTAAAAATTTAATTATTTATATTTATTGATAAACACAATTTATGTCTAATTTTGACGAAGTTACATTATTTGGTAATACATCTTTATCTGATTTATTTAAACAAATACATAGGAATAATAAGGATATTGATAAACAAATTAATGAACTTATAGATAATATTAAACCATTAGCAACATCTAATGCAGGTTCTGCTGTAATGTTAATGCCTACTGTGAAAGATTTAATTGATGTTAATGTAAAAAATAATGATCAATTACTTAAAATGGCTGGTATAGCACAACGTGCTGCTTCTATTAATGCAAATGTAGGTAATGAATTGATTAATATGGATGAAATTAATGCTTTACTTGAAGATCAAAAAGTAATAGAAGAACAAAGTCAAAAATTACTAGAACAAATCCCTCAACCTCAGATACAATACGAAAATACTAAGTAATGATAGTAAAAACAGGTTTAAGTAGACTTTCAGCTGATGTAACTGCTATAAATAGTAATTTTGTTCTTTCAAATAAGTTAAAACCTAAAGTAGGAAGAGTATTTGGAATTATAACAACATCAAATACACCTACTTCTAAACAGTTTGAAAGAGGGGGTGAGTTTAGTGGAATGGGTACTATATTTTATCGTGATTATAATAGTTCAAAGAAAATAGTAGGATCCTTAACAGATGAATTTTTACAAGAATGTGATATAGCTAAACCATTATTTCCTCAATTTTCTTATTTTCCTTTAATAGGAGAATTAGTGTATATTATTGATCTTCCCTCTCCTGCTACACAAAAAATTGATGGAGCTAGTCAAAAATACTATATAACACCAATTAATATATGGACAAATATACAAGTTAACGCTCAAACCCCTACTAAAGAAATTCCAATAGGAAAAACATTTGTTGAAAAAGATGATATTAGAAACTTATTAAGTTTTGAAGGAGATTATATATTACAAGGAAGAAAAGGAAACTCCGTTCGTTTTGGGACTACAGTAAAAAATCTTTCTTATGTAAATAATTGGAGTGATAATAGTTTAGGTGGCGATGGAGATCCTATTACTATTATCTCTAATGGTCATCAATGGGATAGAAGTTTAGAAAGCCGTGTATCTCAAAGTTATTTTATAGAAAATATAAATGTAGATGCTTCTTCTGTATATTTAACAACTTCTCAAAAAATTCCATTAAACGTATCTAAAACTAATATTAATCCTATTACATCACCTGTTCCTGTTAAAGAATATATTGATGGATCTATGGTTGTAATAAATGCTGATAGAGTTGTATTGAATTCTAAAAAAGAAAATTTAATGTTCTTTGCAGAAAAAAATATTGAAATAAGTACTCTTAATACTATAAATTTAAATGCAGATACTAGTATACATTTAAATGCTAAATTACAAAAAGACTCTATAAAAAATGTAATACCTAAAATATTTTTAGGTACTAAAGAAAACAATGATTTACCAGATGAACCTTTATTATTAGGAACTCAAACAGCAGCTTTACTTGATGATATAATAACAAGTATAGCTATATTTGCTGCTAAATTAACAGCTGTAACTTCTACTCAAGAAGGTTCTCCTATAACATCTCTTCAAGGAGCTGGAGAATCATTATATAATGATATTACTTCTTTATATAATAAAATTGATAAGATATTATCTAAACAAAACTTTACAGTGTAATGGCTACTGATGTACAGACAAATTTATCCCAGTATGTCCCGCAGGATATAAATAATACATTAAATAGTATTCAAAATCCTAAGGCTTTTGGAGATCAACTTGTAAATTCAAATAAACAAATTGTTAAAACAACTCTGTTAAATGCTGTTGATCTTTTAAAAAGAGAAATAGAAGCTATTGTTATTAAAAAAATAAATTTAGAAATAAATCATACTTTAAATTTACAAAAATTAGAAAACGATTCTAAACCTACACAAGTAATTGTAGGAATAGGTACAGTAGAAGTTTTACCTCCTGTTCTAGATAATGAAATTTCATTACAAGATGAAAATGGAAGATTTATAGGAACAGAATATCAACTAGCTGTTGCTGCTGAAAATAAAAATTACGAGGCTGCTAAAAAACTTTTAGATAAACAAAAAGAAGATCTTCAAAAAAAGTTAGATGATATAATACTTGGACGTTATAATAAAATTCGAAACAAATATAAAGATTATAAAGCTAAACAAAAAGCAAAAAAAAATCAATCAGCTGAAGAAAAGAAAAGAGCAGATGATGAAAAAAGAAAACAATTTGCTCAATTTGTTTTTAAATCCTTATCTACAATTATAGCTCAAGTTATTACAAAACAAGTAATTAAAATTATTTCTGATAATAATAATTTACAAAGATTAGTTGATCAAACAAATGTTATAATAGAAGAAGCAACTACCTTAGAAGCTCTTAATCAAGCAAGAGTAGCTAGAAACTCATGTATAAATGCTATTAATAGACAAGAAAATAAAATAAAAGCTCTTTTAAAAATTCTTAATGTAACTAAAAAAATAGCAGATGTATTAAATGCTGTTATTTTAGTATTAGCAGTAATTCCTCCTGGTTTGCCTATTATAGCTAAAGCTCTCACTATATTATATGAATTTACACGCCGTATTGTAAGTGGATTAAGAACAATTTTATCTATAGTGATTCCTATGTTAGAATCTGCTATTGAAGTTTTAGAAAATTTAAAAAAACAATTACGTGATTTAAATCAACTTTTAGAAGAAAAAACTTTAGAATTTCTAAACGATCTAGAACTATCAGACTATTTAGATCAAATTTTAAAATCCAGTTCAGATCCATTATCAGATATTAACCGTTTACCTGGAGAATCAGATGAAGATTATTATAATAGATTAAGAAATTCTCAATCATTATTAGATTATTTAGGTAAAAGAAATTTAGATTTAAGTCAAGATGATCTAAAAAATCAATTAAGTAATCTTAATCCATCTGGATTACAATCACTAGCAAATAAAATTCAAGATCCTAATGCTAATCAATTTGGAGAATATAAAGGATTTAAATTTGCTATTAAAGAAGAAAATGATCCTAAGTTTAACGTAAAAGGAAATAAACGACATTTCGCCGTAGCTATTAATAAGTTAGGAGTTGAAATTTTAAAAAGTGCATCTTCATTTACATTAGATCCACAACAATTAATAGAACAATTAAAAATAATCATAGACCAGCAAAATTTACAAGGATAAAATATTTATAACTATGAATACTAAAGCATTTAAAAGATTAATTAAAGAAGCTGTAATTGATGCTATTCATGAAGAGTTACCATTCATTCTTGAAGAACACATGGCTAAACAAGAAAAAAAAGCATTACGTGAAAGTAAAACATTTAATTATACTAGTAATGATATAATACCTGGTAATCCTGATGTTAGATCATCATTACGTGCTAAAATGGGTGAAGCTTTTGGATTTCAGCAACCTCAATCTAAATTAGAAATAATTGATGCTGTTGATGAAGCAACAGGAGAACGTATAAATCCATTTGCAGCTTTTTTAGCTGATTCAGCAGCTAATATGACACCTCAAGAAAGAGCAGGACTTAAAAACTTAGGATAATATGCCAATACCTCAAACAATACGAGTAAATCCGTTAGATTTACAGAAAAATATTGTTATTGGAGTATCTTTACCTTTCAATGCTGCTGGAGTATTTAATAAAACCTACAGTACTAAAGATCAAATTAAATCAAATTTAATTAATTTACTTTTAACTGATAAAGGTGAAAGAATTATGAATCCTGAATTTGGTGCTGATATAAGAAAATCTCTATTTGATAATATAACTAATCCAGACTTAGATACATTAAGAGTTAAAATTATAAATGCTATTAGCATTTTTATCCCTGAGATAGAATTAACAGATGTATCTATTATTCCTGAATTTGATTATAATTCTTTAAGTATAACTATAAGTTATCGTTTACTTATATCTAATTTTGCTGATCAAATAACTGTACAATTTACATAATAATGATTCAAGATAATAAAAATATATCATATTTAAATAAAGATTTTAGTAATTTTAAAGCTAATCTTATAAATTACGCTAAAACTTATTTTCCTAATTCCTATAACGATTTCTCAGATGCTAATCCGGGAGCTATGTTTATAGAAATGGCTTCATATGTTGGTGATGTAATGTCATTTTATATTGATAATCAAATACAGGAAAATTTTCTATTACATGCTAAAGAAAAAGAAAATTTATATGCAATGGCCTATACATTAGGATATAGACCTCGTGCATCCTATGCTTCTATAGCTAATGCAGACATTTTCCAACTTCTCCCTACAATAATAGTGAATTCAGTAGCAGTTCCAGATTTAAGATATACTTTAGTTATACCAACAAATACATCACTTACATCTGCTACTACTCGAACTAATTTTATAACAACTCAAGATGTAGATTTTAGTGATACAGGAAGTGCTACTATTACTTTATATAATAATTCTTATTTTCTTATTAAAAAATCAGTACCTGCAATATCAGCTGAAGAAAAAACAACAACTTTTACCTTCACTACTCCTCAAAAATTTTCTACTGTTATTATTAATGATACTAACATTTTACAAATAACTGATATAACAGATAGTGATGGAAATAAATGGTATGAAGTACCATATTTAGCTCAATCTTCTATATATGATAAAATAGCAAATCCTAATTACGGTACAGATCAAGTACCATATCTATTAAAACTAAAAAGAGTTCCACGACGTTTTACTTCTAGACTTTTATCTAGTACTTCATTACAATTAGAATTTGGAGCTGGAGTTTCTAATAAATCAGACGAAACTATTATCCCAACTCCAGATAATATTAGATTAGGATTAGTACCAGGAACTTCAACTTTATTAGATAATTATAATCAAGCTTCTGTATTTTATACTCAAGAATATGGATTAGCTCCTTCTAATACTACTTTAACTGTAAAATATTTAGTTGGAGGAGGTATTACAGCTAATGTTCCTGCAAATGATCTTACTATTATAAATTCAACTAATGCTTATTTTAAATCTGGAATTAGTGATAGTTTAACACCAACTATTTTTAATAGTATTATTTCAAACAATCCTGCTCCTTCTGCTGGAGGTAAAGGAGGGGATGAAGTAGAAGAAATAAGAAATAATGCATTATATTCTCATGCTTCTCAATTACGTGCTGTAACTAAAAATGATTATTTAACTAGAACTTTATCTTTACCTTCAAATTATGGTAATATAGCTAAAGCCTATATAACTCAGGATGTAAATAATACTCTACAACAAACTCAAAATTCAAGTCCATTAGCTTTAGATTTATATATATTAGCTTATAATTCAAATAAACAATTAGTAACTCCATCAAATACATTAAAACAAAATTTAATTACTTATTTGAATGATTATAGGATGATTACTGATGCTATTAATATTAGAAATGCCTTTTATGTTAATATAGGTGTAAATTTTGATATTATTGTTACAAGTGGATATGGTAATCAGGCCGTTTTAAGAGATTGTATAAATGCTCTAAAAAACTATTTTAATATAGAAAAATGGCAAATTAACCAACCAATTATATTATCTGAATTAACATCTCTTCTTTTACAAGTAAAAGGAGTACAATCAGTTCCTAATATTAGTATAATAAATAAACAAGATGCTACGGGAAATACTTATTCACAATATGGATATGATATTGAAGGAGCTACTAGAAATGGAAATGTTTATCCTTCAATAGATCCATCTATATTTGAAATTAGATATCCTAACACAGATATACAAGGTAGAGTAGTAGTAAGTTAAAATTAAAATAAATAAATTATGAATCTAGATAAATTAAAAGGACACGTACCTGACAGCGTTATAGCACAATTACCAGATACTATTGCTAAATTTGAATTAAATACTCCTTTACGACTAGCACATTTTCTAGCACAAGCTGGCCACGAATCAGGTGGGTTTAAAGCGTTAAATGAAAATTTGAACTATGGAGCAAAAGGATTATTAGGAATTTTTAAAAAATATTTTCCAACAGAAGATTTAGCTAAACAATATGAACGTAAACCAGAAAAAATAGCTAATAGAGTATATGGTGGTAGAATGGGTAATGGTGCCGAAATAACAGGTGAAGGATATAAATTTCGCGGACGTGGTTATATTCAATTAACTGGTAAAGACAATTATAAGGCGTTTGATGCCGTTGTTACT